TCTCAGCGTTGGTTCGTCCGGGCATTACTTGGGCTATCTTTGCGATGTATGCGACAGTCAAGGCGGCTACGCTTGTTCTTGCGTTTCAAAGCAATGCGCCGTGGCATGAAGTGATTGTGAAATGTTGGGATGAAGATGACTTTGGACTCTTCACCATGGTCATTTCGTTTTGGTTTGTTGGTAGATCAATAGAAAAGTACCAGAAGTGAATGAAGCGATTGAGATCGCCATCAACGTACTCATCAAGCCCTTTGAAGGCTATGCTAACCGCCTTCCTAACGGCGATTGCTGTGCTTATCCTGACCCCGGTACTGGTGGCGACCCTTGGACTATTGGTTATGGTGCTACTGGTCGTGATATTAGGCAATACACTGTCTGGACAAAAGAACAAGCTGAGACTGCCCTTCAGGAACATGTCAAACACTTCGTATCCGGAGTGGTGAAACTCTCTCCTAGCATCGTTTCTGCAAGTCCTAGACGTATTGCTGCGGTGATCAGTTGGGCGTATAACTGTGGGCTAGGCAACTACAGAATCTCGACCTCCAAAAAGCGTGTTGATGCTGGCGACTGGGAGGGTGCAGCGGTCGAATGTCGTAAGTGGAACAAGGCTGCAGGCAGGGTGCTACCAGGACTGACTAAGCGTCGAGAAGCTGAAGCATTGATGATGAGGTAAGCATGGCAAACCCGATTGCAAAGACAACGCGTGGTAAGGGAAGGCACTTTCAGTCAGTAGCTGAAGGTGGTGGCATGACAGAAGCCGGTAGGAAGGCTTACAACAGGGCTACAGGCTCCAATCTGCAAGCGCCTGCACCTAATCCTTCAACGCCAAGAGAAAAGGCTAGGAAGAAGAGTTTCTGTGCACGATCAAGATCATGGTCTGGCCCAAGAGGTAAGGCTGCTAGAAGACGCTGGAGGTGTTAGATGAAACAAGGTTTATACGCAAACATTCATGCTAAACGTGCTCGCATTGCAGCAGGTTCTGGCGAGAGAATGAGAAAGCCAGGTAGTAAAGGCCCTCCCACCGCAAAAAATTTTCGAGAATCTGCCAAGACTGCCAAAAGAAAACCCCGTCGCTAGGACGGGGAAATGCTCGTAGGGAAGAGCAAAGAGGAGACAACTGAGGCTGCCTGCTAACGCCTGCCTCTGGCGTAACCTAACTCGCAGACTGAGCGGAGTCAGAGTTCATTCTGCATGAGCTTGATCGCATCGTCAAGCCGGAAGATGGCGAGCGACTCTTTGCCATCACCGCGACATACAACCACAGGTGTTTGCCCTGTCAGGCAGACCGAGGTCTTGGCCTGATCCATCCACTCATAAACTGCTATTTTCCTACGACGCTTGCATTCGATCATAAAAGGCCCTAAATCGATGTCAGAGCCACCATCTCTTGCTTGCCCTAGTACGCGTGTCACTTTCGTTCCTAGAGCGTCTGAGAGCGTTTGGCAGACCTCTCTTTCGTATAAGGCACCACGGTCTTTTGCTAGCTTGCTCAATTAGAATAACTCCTTAGCAAAGAATAAGCATGTTGCCTGACCTCATCGCTGACAGCATAGCCATAGAGATCAGGATCACATAATGCTCGCAAGAACTCTTCCCTGTGCTTGAGCTGGCTTTCTAATCGAGCGCAATGCGCCCTTAGTTCGCCGTTTAACTCTCGCAAGGTTTGGATACGCTCTTCATCGGTCACGGCCATGATGCCTCCCTATGCCATATCGTCCAGAAGGACAGCGTCATAACCACGATCATCTGCGCCTTTGATGATAATGGTTTCGTGCGTTGTGAACTTAAACATGCAGGATACGCAGCGTCTACGCCTTGTTGTGAAGCTAGCAAAGGGTTTCTTCTGCTGATGCCTGCGTGTTTCAAGAATGATGGTGTCGTTCATTTCTTTCCTATCAGCGCACTTAGGGCAGAGCATTTAGAACGGCACCGAATCATCATCAAATCCAACCTCTCTTGGAGGCTTAGGTTGGTAGCGGTTAACCCTCAGTGTAAAGAACTCACCGTAGGCTGAAGTCTTCTTCCATGATGACAGCTTGATCTGGTCACCAGGCTTGAGTTCCTCATCAACGATGTAAAAGCCTTCAAAGTCCGGCCCTTTCTCGTGGCGCTTCTCTTTCACGCCAAATAACACGCCTTCGCCTGGTTTGTTTTCGTATTTACCTCTGCTTGTACTCATAACTTTTCCTTTACTAGTGAATAAGCTGCAAACGATTTACCGTTTCTCGTGCAAACCATTGCAGTGTTGATGACATGTCCTGCTCTTCTTAATTCCTCGACTCTGGCGGCGAGTCTTGTTGTGCCAATCTCGCTATAGGCTTGCAGTTGCGTGAGCGGCCCTTGGTGCAGCCGCTCAAGCACTGCTTGCGTTTGCGTTAAAGGCCCATCTCCAGATCGTCTTCCTCTGCCTCCAGAGTCACTACCTTTTTTGTGACAAAACCCTCGACCTCATTATCGTGACAACGCTTTTTCCATTCGAGGGCTGCAACCCCGCTAAACGAACCGTAGATTTCTGCATTGACCCGAAAGAGGCTTGCCAATTTGGCATTCTTCTCCTCCGTACTGATCTTGGTGTTGCTTGAGATCTTGCCAATCAAGCCAAAGAAGCTGTCATTCCATTGATGTTCATCGGAGGCAGACGCATAAACCTTGCTTCCATTGCCATCAGGAATCATGACCCTGAACTTGCCCTCAACGACCTCAGCAACCTTTGGGATTGATAAATTAGATGGCATAGGCATCGGCGCAGTGACAGCGTTAGGAATCGTCTCAACCTCGGTTTCATCCATCATCCCCAGTCCACAGTGTGCAAGTACGGTTCGTCTGATTGCCTTGGTTGTTGCCTTCATCAAGGCGTTGGCTTTTCCGATTCGCTCTGAGTCAAGTTCGACCGCTCCATCATTTTCAGTAACTCTTCCATCCTGTCCAGTGACTCGTACAGATACCAGATAGACACCCTCAAATCTCTCTCTGTTAATGATCGATACGGACAGCTTGTGCACTGCGCACAGTTGCTGTGTGGCTCCAGCATTTGCGTACAGCAGTTTCTTTCCGTTAAGAACCAATAAATCGAACGGCTTTGCGCTAGGATCGAGTCCGACTTGCTGGCATCTGTAGTTGTAATAGGCGACTGCTTGCTCTTGGCTAAGGCCACTCATATCTCCCTTGATGACGATGGAATGGATGACTTCTGGGTCAAGTTGCGATGTATTGACTAGTGCGCTCATTTGAGTAAGAACCTCCTTGAACCGGTTGTTTCACGCATATACCGTTCGTAAACCTCTGGCATTTCCTTTTGCAGAAGGGAACTGTCGAATCTTGCAGAACCTTTTGCAGAACGCCATGTGGCAAGCACTCTGCCGTCAAAAGTCACAAGCGTGTCAGCATCTTTCATTGCAGCTTGCAGGTAAGCCTGTTGTTTAGCTTCTTGCTCTTCAAGTTTTTTAATGTGCTCCTTAATTGTTTTTAGTTGATGTGCGACTTGCTCAACATGGCTATTCGCCACAGCACTATTGCTCGTTGAAATTGGAAACAGCTTTTTTGCTTCATCAGGCGTAGTGGGCATTGGTGGTGTTTTGGCCTGGATAGCGCCCCACAGCGCCGCCTCTGCCTTGATAAGGCGATCTTTATCATCATCAGTAATTGATTTATCAATCAAAACTAGCTCTTGCCCACCAAAAAGCACCGCAAGAACAACTCTATTTACACGATGCACTGTCGCTTCATGGATGCACTGCACCGAGTCAGCAACTGGCATCAAGCCGGCAGAGTCAAATTGGCTCCTCTTCATCGCGTTGTAGTTCTTTACTTCAACCAACGTAGAGCCGTCTTCACTAATGAAATCAAAGTGAGATCGCATCCAAGGATGATCAGGATGGGCAAGTTCGTAGTCGGCCTCTTTGAGTTCAATCTTAAGCCTCCTAGAAGCCTCTCTGCCGATTGAGTCTTGCAAAAGCAATCCCCAGTTCATGCGTTCCTGACTTGCAGGATCAAATTGGTTTTTCTCTTCCCAATAACTCTCATCAGTTTTCTTGAGATAAACCTCTGCGGCTCTTCCCTCTGCTATGGCTCTAGCATCGGTTGCAAAGATCGCTTTGCTACGCTCTTCAAATGTATAAATCATGTTGTCATCTCCTTTGCCCATTCTCTCGGCCACAAATAAGATGTTGATTTGATTGCACCAGCGTCAATGAGTTCTTGCTCTGTGAACTCGATGTTGCATGGTGCTACGAATACGTTAGGTTTGGTGTAATGAGGCACTAGCATTAGCTGATTGCAGTCATAGACCCTGACCCAATCCCTGTGCTGCAACACGCCTCGAAACACTGCATCGTCATGCGCTTTGAGTTTCATGATTGACTCGATTGTGGTTGTCCAAACACTGCAAAACTAAGTTTGGTTTGATTAAGGTTCTGAATCGCTGTAAGAGCAGACGCAAGCCTTTCAGCATTTTCAATGGCCTGCATGAATTGAGGGTTGGTGAGAACGTCTACAGCCTCCTTGTAATGCTTTGACATCTTGAGTGTTTCGGTTTGAACACGATCTGATGCTGCTTTGAGAGATGACAAGTCATTCTTAGTTGTCTCTCGAAACGACATCACAACTTGCTTAACCCTATGTAACTCCTGCTCAACTCTGGCAGAAGATTCTTTTGCAACGGTTTCAAGTTCCATACATGCCTTCCAAAAAGAAAATTCGTTAGTGACAATCTGAACCATTGGGTTGCCGATGACATCAGTTTTCCAACCGATTCCCTCTCTTGAGTTTGGTCTTGCAACAGATGCAAGACGCATCACCTCGTCGAGTTTCAGCGGTTGTGGTGCCGCAAGATCAACCCATCGCTCAAAAGCATCAAACTTGTTTGACCAGAAGAACTCAGCACCGCGTGACGTAAACATCACCGACCCGCAGTGCTCAGAACGTCACAGTTTTCAGGGCTGACAAATCCGCAGACCAAAGTGCGCTGCTCAGAGACGTTGTCAGCCTTATAACCGGATAGCTTGTAAGCAATCGGCATTGCTACCTTCATGATCTGAAGCGCGGTAAACCCATCATCATTGGCTTTGAAGATAGCCTGGTGCATGGCCTCGGCAAGCTCGGCTAAGAACTGATCTGTATCCGTTGCCGTGGTTTGCACCACGACATCACCAGTTCCTTTTTTGTCTGTGAATAGCCTGACCATCAGACACCTACCTCATCCATGGCAGTCACCATGTCTTTGACGGCATGTTCACGCTTCTTTGCAAGCCAGAAGTGCTTTAGCTCATCCATCTCTTCAAGCAACTGATCCATCTTTTTAAAGGCAAAGGGTTCGAGAACTTCTGTCTCGTAGGCCATGTCTTTGCAGGCCCAAATCGTTGTTTCCATCAAATGAAATAGGCGATGGCGAACATCAAGCTGATCGTAAAAATCCAACTTCTTCATTTCAAATCTCCTTGGTTAGGTTGGTACTGCGGGTGAAATAGTACACTAGGAAGTTATGTTTATCCATCTATAATCTACCGTCTGTCGGAACTATTTACATGATGGAAGGTTATGTGTAAGATTCGTTTTGTTGTCGTTGCTGTCAACAAGGTTAAGGCCACTTACTCATGCGTCTGCCTCCGGTACTACGGGGGACAGCAACCAGGCGCAGCAGTAAGTGGCTTTTTTGTTGACCGAATGGATCACAGACCAAAGTTTGCTGTGAATGAAGTGGGACTCAGAACCCAGCCAAAACCGATAACTGGCGCAGCTAGACCGACCACCGCCGTAACTGCGTAAGAGGGCAACGGGGAACTGTTTCAAGCCCAACTGATATGAGTGACCTCGAAAGAGGGATGGCAGACCAGAGACAGGGGTGCGCGACACCGTAACTGCCATAGTCAGTCCATGCGTAAAGGCTGGCCCCATGTGCGATAGCGATTCCCGTCCGCATGGTACTCACTTACTCTGTTTGATGACAGAGTAGGTGAGTATTTGCCCAAAGCTCCTGCTCAAACCCTCCGCATGTCAAGATATATTTACATAAGTCAATCGCTTTTTACGTAAGTTCTCGGAGAGAACTCCTTCGTTGTAAACCTTTCTTTACAATGTAAGCATTCTCTACGTCTTTCGACGTAATACCGCCGTCTTGCTTCATCGAACCAACTTCTGCTATCAATGACTTTCGTCGGATAGCTGTTCATTCTCTTGTCAGTACAGTAAGGACATTTCATAGCTTCCTTGCCTTCATCATTTCATCAGCAATTCGATATGCAAACACTGCCAGGTCTGCATTCTTTGAAGCTCCACCGCCGCTCTCTGCAAGCATTCCTTGCATGGCTTTAGCTGCAAAGTAATCGCGTATCGTCATGCCTTTTTGAATATTGATTTCCTTCATGCCTTCACCGACGATCTTCTCAAACACCATCGGGAAAGCACGCCAGCCTTTTTCCTCTTCATTCATTGCTCACCCCTAGGATAAAAAGTCACGACATCTGAGCCGGGATAAATCGTGGCCGTACACCCTAGCTCGTTGCAAATGTTGTTGACCCAATGCTGCACATATCGCAGCGAAGGAACCTCATCGGGCAATCTTTGTTCTAGTAGTGCAAGGCTGATCGTAGCCGCTTCGTTACTTCTAATTTTGTTATGAATCCAGTCTTTCATTGCTAACCCCTTGCTCGGATTGCTTGCGCGGCCACCTTTGTAATGTCTGACGCATATTCAGGATGTACAGCAAGCACATCACAAACCTGCGCACACGCCTCTCTTTCATGCGCTGCGACAAGGGCGGCGAATGCTTCAAGCTGCCCTTCCCAACAAGTCCACCCAAGGCCATACTTTGCGATCCCCGCCTTCCGCGCCATCTTGACTATGTCTTCTTGGGCCATGCTCACCTCATTCCTCGTATGGCGGTGGCGCTGTAGTCGGGACGAACCCAATCGCCTTTTGCTATGGCGATGCAGTCGTCCGAATCCAGCATGTAATCGCCTTCAGTGACGCAGTAATCGTCTTCCTCTTTGATCGCCTTGCAGATGCGATCACGCTCATGATCGGCAACAAGGGCAGCGAAGCGTGCAAGGCTCTCAAGTAAGCAAAACCGCACATCGTTTGTTGGTGACGGGTAAAACTCGATTCCAGCCTCTCTCGCCATCTTGATAATGTCGTCTTTATCCACCGTTCTTCTCCTTCAGCTTGGATTCAATGTAAGCAGCAAAGGCTTTGCACCATGCTTCTGGGGTAGTCTTCCAGTTATGAGGGGTTTCGTACTCTGCATGGCAAAAAGCCTGGTGTATCTCATCCTCGGTTAGTGTCTGCCACTCTGGAGCCATTGGCATTGGCTTGCTGATCTCTTCACTGAGGCAACACAAAGCATCGTGAAGTGAAATGAGCCATTTACTATCAATACCCTCCTTATGTAGCTTTCTCTCAGCGTCTAAGATGGCTCCATAAGCCTGCTGTAACAGTGTGTGCTTCATTGAATACCTCCAGATCTGGTTATCGATCTCACATAAAAATGGATATTTATTGCTTGATGTAGTTCATCCTCAGTCACCCCTGCCTGCTCACATAGCACTGGCAGGTAGGCCACATGTCTTGCAAGTTCTTCTTGCCATCTTTCCACCATGGCAAGGGACTCTTGCTCAACGTCTCTTAATAGTCTTTTCTTTTTCATTGGGACTCGCTCGCGGGTAACTGCGCTACAGCTTGGGACTCACTGGCGGGTAGCGTGACAGTCCAGGTGCGAAAGGAAAGCTGTTTAGCCATCGTCTCAGGGCATTCCTTGCTTGGTGGTTTCCATCCCGCCCGTCTCCAGACTGATTCAACTGGAATGCACCAGTCTTGCGGATGGATTTGGCAATTGAATAAAGAGACCCATAGAGGGATTTTCTGATCTTCCATGTAGGTTGACTCCAGTTAGGTGTTAAAAACGCCCCAAAAGCCCGTTTAAGGGCTTATAGGGGCATTGAATGGTAATTAGATGGCTGCCAAATCGACCAAGTAGACTTCGTGCAAAAACCATCCGATCTGATGCTTGGTTTCGATGCGATAGCCCTTAGCAAGCCAGGCGTTAAGCGTTTCGATTGTGG